AGATAGAACATATAAATTAAGAGTTTCAATTGTTGAAACTTGATTATCTGTTAATTTAGGTTGTTCAATAAATGCTTTAGAAACAGTACCATAATCTGTAGGCATACTTAAAGCACGAATTAAATAATCATCTGCTGTAACTGAACGTTTTTGGGAAGCAATCAATGCTAAAGTATTTTGGCGAATTTCTTCTAATGTATCTCCACCTTTACCTCCGGATGCTGCTTCAAGATTGGTTGCAGAAAGAGAAGCAAACACATAATTCGCAGTAGTTGTATTAAGATTAATATTATTAAAACGAGAATTATTAGTATTTAAATTATTTAATGAATTAGCAGGAACATTTGATCCAACACCTCCTCCAGTTAAATATCTTACAGTTAAAGTAGTATTTGAAGGAGCAATACCATATGTTCCTGTAAATAAAAAGTTTGTAGGAGAATATGCTGTTGTTAATTTATCTTGTTCAAATGGTAAACCAATTCCTACATTGTCTGCATTTGGGGTAATTTCTTCAGTAACATCATTTGGAGCACCTGCACCAAATTGGATTTGTAAATTTGAAAGAGATGTAAAACGAGTTGCAAAACGTCGAGCTACTTTTCGTAAACGAAGTAAATACGGTGTATCTCCATTTACATTTGGGTCATAGATGTTAGAATTTTTAATAGTATCAAATACCATTTCTTGTCCTAAATGATCTACTTCATACCATTTATTACCATCTGAATCGGTAATGTCTAATACTTTAATAATATTAGGGGAAGATAAATTAATAGTTTGATATTGTTGAGGGGCAGAAAAAGTAAATGTATTAGTATTAATAGTAGCTGAAATGGCTTTTCTACTTTTCTTTAAAAGATAATATTGTGGAATATTTCCAGCAATCTGGTAAACTGTGACTTCAGTAGGGTCTAAAGAACTTGAAACAGAAAAATCTATTTTATCTTGAATTAAAAATGAAGATCCGTTTTGGGAAGTTATAGTTGTATTTTCTCCTACAGTAATAGCATATGTGTAATCAGGTACATAATTACCACTACCATCATTAATAGAAGGTAATTGTTGATATACATCAACTATAGTTTGGGCCGCACTTGTAGTTTTTGGTTTATAACCAAACATATATGCTAACTCAAATACATTATTTGTTTGTTGAGCATATTGAACAAATGTTTCTTGAAATTGATTGTCTAAATAGAAACTTAAAACATCCCCAACATAAGATGCTTGCTCCATAAACATCATTCCTGGAGATGTAGCTGAAAAATCTGTATAAGTTTGGGGGAAATATGTTCTAGCATATTCTATTAAACGAGCCCTAAAGGATTCAAAGTCACGATTAATATATTTTATGTCTCTATTTGTTGTAGCCATTTTTAAAATTCAAAATTTATTTCGTCGTTGGTATTAGAATTCGCAACTGAATATTTTAGTTGGATTATTATAGTATTAAGATCGTCATTCTTTAATACATCTAAAGATGAAATTATAACTTGTGGAAAAAATTGGCTTAATTTAGAATTAACATTTTCTTTAAGTCCATCTAAAGTCCCTTCAGAAATTTGTTCAAATATAAATGTTCTTAAACCACCCCCAAAAGTTGGATTTAATGGAATTTCTCCAGGATTTGTCAAAAAATAATTTATAAGGTTATTTTTAATTGCTTGAGCTGTTAAATAATTTTGAGTAAAAACAGCAGGACCATTAAAAGGTAAATTTACCCCAACCGCAACATTTGGGTTTAAGTCAACTGGGTTAATTTGTTGGGGGTTAAATGGCATTATTTGCTATTTAATAAATTCATGATTTGATCCATACCTAATTCACCTGCTCCTAAATTACCATTTACAGGATCACTTACTTGTGGTCTAAATGGAACTGCATCTTGTGAAGTAAAACTTAAAGCAGTTTCACCTAATACTTCAGCATATTTTGATCTAAAGTCTATTGGTGGGGGAGTGTGCTTTGGAGAAGTAGTTGTAGGTTGGGGTGGAGAATAAGATTCTCTAACTATTTGTTTTGGGGTACGAACTGCTTCCAAAAGAATATCTTTTAATTCCTCTTGGATTGCTTCTCGTACAGCTTCTTTAATTAATTTTTTTAATCCGTCGGTTTTCATATGTTTATAACTATTAAATTAGTCAGCTTTTAAATCATTTTGCTGAATGGAAAATACTAGTTCGTCTATTAATATTTGGTCAATTGAACTAAATGACCATTCTCCTTTTAACATTACTACACCTTGTTTATTACGTGCAATAGCTCTTCTACGTTTTAAAGTATTAGGTGAATTTTCTGTTTCAACACCCATTTCAAATCCATTTACATTTGTAACTACAGGAGATAATTGAGTTGATTGTTGAATAGTTAAAGCGGTTAATTCTGCTGAAATTCTTTCTTGATTAGCATCAGGGTAACATTTTTGTACTAGTTGATCAAGTAAATTAAGTAATTGAAGAGCTTGAGTTAATACTTGACGTAAAATAATTAATATAGATAATATACCGGCATTAACTGATTTTAATTTATCAATAGTTTTACTTAAAAATCTATTAAGTCCTGGAGGAAATGGGTTGAGGAATGTTGGGGTATTTTCTGCAGTGAAAAAAGTAGCATCTAGTAATACAATAACTCCTTGAGTAATTCCTAATTGTTTTGTAGTTGTATCAATTAATCTTAAACTATTGGTTAATTGTTTAACCAATTTATTTTTTCGATTAATTAAATTAGTTAATTCAGCTTGTGTAGGACAAACTGCTTGATCTAAAAGTTTTGGAAGTTGATCGGGTTTATAATCTGAAACTTGGGTTAAACCAAATCCTGCTACCATAGTTAATATGGAAGGAATTAAAGTATTTTTTAAAATATTAATTTGATTAGATAATTTTTCTTCAGCGTAATATGAAAAATCTTTTTTCCCTCTAGAAATTTCTTTAATTTGATTTTTACTTAATTGAGTAGACTTAATTTTTTCTTGAGTTAAAGAAGAAACTAAAGGTTGTAATTGCAAAACTCCTAAATCAGGTTTTAAACTACCATCTCCTTTATATAAAGGGGGTTCTATAAATTCATACCCAGTGGCACTTATAATCATAGATAAACTCCCACTTTCAGGAATATCTCCAGTAATAGTAAAATTTCCATTTGTATCAGTAGATACAAAATTTAAAGGTGAAATTTTTACATTAGCACCTTTAATTGGGTCTTGTGATTGACCATTTACAACTGTTCCTTTTATAGAATAAATCATACTGTTTTAACAATTTTAGATTTAACACTATCGATTTCATTGTAAATATTTTCAAAAACCTGTAAAGCAGAATTAGCTGCTGTTAAGACAACTGGGTTAGGTGTTGGAGCACCTCCTGGCCAATCTTGAACTACTTTTAAAGCTTCAGCTATATTTTGTAATTCAGTAATCAATATTTTTAAATATGCTACGGTTTCATCTCCTCGTAAAATAGATTGATTTGCATTTTTATTGCCTAAACGAGTTAATTTACTAGCAATATTTATTTCACTAGTAGATTCTAAATTTATACTTCCATTTGAAGATAAACCAACTGAATTTTGTCCACTAATTAATACACTATCGTTTTTGGCATTAATTACAACTCTATCTGAGTTAAGTATAACTTGTGGGTTAGCATATTGAGCTGGGGTAGTGGGTGGTGTGGTGTAAGAAATAAAATTTTCATTTGATATACTAAATGGGAGTTTTTGATAAGAGGTTAAATAAATTGAGGATAAATCCTTATTTAAATCCTCAGTTATTGGAATCCATCCTTCATCAGTTGAATCAGAGGGTTGTCCATTTCGTAGAATAGTAATAGGATCTCCATTTGAACCAGTTACAGACCAATTATTGTTAATAGTAGTTGGTGCAGCAGTTTCTGGAGGTCTAGCAGTGCTTCCAAAACGAATACTTTGTCCATGTCTTCCTTCTAGTAAAACATCACCCATAAAAGGCATTAACGGATGGATATTTGCCTTTTCTATAAATGTAAATTGTGACTCATTTTTTTTACTATTCAATTCACTATCAGGAAAATATTCATCATCATCTCCTACTCGTCTAACAGATCCACTAAATTCAGTTGATGTAGCATAATCGTTAGTACCTTCAGAAGAATTAAGAGCCTGGGTTATTGGGTTAGGGTAGGCATCATGGTGGGGATGATTCCATATATTTACTGGGTTGAGGTAAAAATAGGAAGTGGATGAAGATAGATTACCTGTTTGATTATTAGGAATTTTAATTAAAATTACGTATTCATTAATTAATGGATAAGTTTTTAATTGTGGGTCATATGGAAGAGCAAAATTTGTACTCTCATTAGTATCTGTATTGGTGCCAGTTTGATTAACTATTTCATAAAATATAGCCCCAATACCATTATATTCTCCCACATTTTTAAAATAGGGATGATTTTCATTAAGTACAATATCAGTAACACGAGCAGCAATTATCATGTTGCTCAAGTTAGAAATATCATTTCTAATATCTAAAGATACAGATGTTTGGTCTATTTGAGCATTTCTGTTCTGACCAGTATTATTTATTCTATTTATAGACATTAATCCTTAGGATTGAATTTTTTAACCTCAGATAGCAATTGTGCTTTTTCCTCCTCAGTCATTCCAAATCCATCTTCTTCTGATTTACCAGTAGCTAAGGCACGTTGAATGATAGTAGCCATTTTAATTAACTGCTCATCATTTTTGATACCTAATTCCATATATTCCTTGATTAAAGGAACAATCAAAGTAGCATCACCAATATCATTGATAAGTGGTTTTAATTCACCTATCAAAGCTGTGATTTGGGTCTCTTTTTTCTTTTGGTTTTCGTAAATTTCCTTAAGAATGTCCGAGAATTTTTTCTTACCAAATACGTTTGATTCTAAATTACTCATA